TAGTTCCAGATTTTTTCCTTGAGTCTCCATCCAGCAACCGTCTTCTTAGAAGTGACATCGCGACAATTTATAAAAAACTCAGAGTCAGAATTACTTGAATTTAATTCTTTCTCAATCTTCTTCATGACCTCATTGATGCGATCATTTCGAATCGCCCCAGGCGCTTCACATTCTCTCAACTCTTGTTCAACAACAAGAGAAGTACACTCACTACCGAATTTCGATTTAGGTTTGTAACCGCTGGTTTTAATCGACTCGTTAAGTTTGTGTACCGCAGTAGACAAATAAAATTCTTTTTTCATATCACTCACTCAATGATTCAGCGGCAGTACTCACCAATTCTTTTTCATTCTTAGCAAACGAATATCCTGCAGAAAAAGATTCTGCTACCATCTCTTCAATTTTATCTATTAGTGATGATGATCTTACGAAATGTTCTAGCAGGACTTTTCGAATGTCATCTCTATCAATATTCTTCTTTATCATAATTATCTCACAGAATTAAAATTAACATATTCCAAAAAGGGTTATTTTCAACTTTCAATTATATTATACCACAAACCCCCTCTGGTGTCAAGGGTTTATTAGAAATTAAATCCTTTTCTTCCCCCATAAAAAATATGTGTATCTATTTTAGTTTTTACTCGTTTTTGATGTGCCCAGTTAGGAGCATCAATATAATTAGCATGATAATGAGTTGCCCCGTCTGTGATATCTATCAAATCATCGCTGAAGTAATGTGTCAATACATATTTTGCTAATTCATGTGCATTGTCCCAAAGTTTTCCTTTGTTTCTTACTTCATCATCTTTTCCATCACAGTACCAGGAAAATTGGCAACGATCTCTTTTTGGGTGCCCACTTGCATGATGGGGTCCTTCGTAAACCACTTCGCACACGGTATTGGGATAGTGTTTAGATTTTACTCTATTTAAAGTTACTTGTGCAACTGCAAGTTGTCCTGCAGTACTTTCTATAGCGGCCTCAAAATAAATATTCTTGGCCATACATTCTATTTCTGTTTGATTAATAATCCGCTCCCACGATAGTATTTGACCAATTCTAGGATTTGGTTTCTCTACCGTCTTCCATTCAGGTGTTTCGCTAACAACCGAAACTAAAGGGTGATTATTAGAAATGACTTTCATTCCGGCCACATTATGCATTATAAAAAATATCAAGGGAAATAGATATAGGAAAAATTTTAGCATATTCCTCTTCTAATTGGGTTAACGTTCCGGAAGATCAGGCCCGGTTTCTTTTTGGGCCTTTTATGTATCTGTCAGCTGTACCCATCTTAGAACTTGTGATAAAATCATCTACATCAAAATTCGATTCCCAAATGTCACTGCCCAAGGGCCCAGAAAATTTATTCTTACTTTTATCGTAACTAAAAGTAACTATAAAATTTAGTGGACTAACGAGTCTAGCCGTAACGGAACGTGGTATATCTTCTGCTTGATTATAATCCATTCGCCGAATCTCGGCTTCTTGATCGGATTCATTTCCTTCAGAATCTATACGCTTAAATTTTACGATTCTATTTTCAAATTTATTTACATTCATTTATGGTAATATTTCTGGAAAAGTTGTCTTAACCAATTTATACGTTAAACCTCTATAGTTTAACTTTTTATCTTTAACTTGAATTACAACTGCAGCCTCTTTAGGATGCAAACTTTCTAACATCTGTACAAACAATTGCTCTCTCCGTAATTGAGTAAGTCCATCATGGCCCCCTTCAATGTACAAATAAAATTTTCTAATATTGGGATATAGATATGTGGGGTTATACTCATCAGGAGAACCTATCGTTTTGTACGGTGGTGCTCCAGAAGGTAGAGCAAATTTTATATCTGGATGAAAGGCATATTTTAATAAGTCCTTAAGAGGGTTTGATTCATTTTCCAATAAGACTTTCTTTCTAGCCCCAAAGGAATTTGCCGCTGCTACTTCCTCAAATATAAGAGGTATACTTCTTGCCATAAATTAAAACTCCGATAAATTCTCAGTTAAGTTTTTTAACCTATGATTAACAAAGTATGTAAGTAACCTGTTGCGTTCACCAACTTGCGTTGTTTCAAACTGTTTAGTTATATTTATACGAATTGACTCGGGTACTTCACTCAAATCAATTAACTGTTTGTTTCTATTATAGTTTCTTAACATTTCAGCATTACAATACATCTCTGGATCTAAGTCATACCAAGCATCTACTTTTTTCTTGGTTACTGGTTTCTGTCGCCTACCTTCATCGATAAACACATTATCATCAGACATAATGTTTGGAACACCATCACCAACATCTCCCTTTATTAGTTTTTCATGGAGGCCCCTCTTAGCATCACCGTCAACAAACTTTTTTTGCATAGGAGAATATTGTCTAACATTAAATTGATGAAGTTGGACAAAATCTTTATCACTTGATAATATCAATGTTCGTTCATCTATTAAATTTACCAAAGTAGCAATAATATCATCTGCTTCTGCTTTCTCTACTTGAATTAACTTATAAGGAAACCATTGGCGAAGTTCGTCTTTCAATTGATTCAAACAATCATAAAGATTAGTCCAATCAGTCCCCGATACTTTTCGTGTTTTCTTTCTAGATGCTTTATAGTTCGGGAAGATGTCTTTTCTCCATGTGTGTCTATCATCACAACATAGAATTACTTCACCGTATTCACTTACAAATTTATTCCTATAGATACGCAAGGTATTTAATACAGCAGGTCTAATTACATCCATATCAACAGTTGAGTATTTCGCAGCTGTCATATATGAACCAATAACAATCTGTGAGAAATCAATCAATAGTGCCATCGTTCTCTTCTTCTTTAACTTCTTCTGCTTCCGGTGGCACATCTATAGCATGTAAAAATTGCTGCCATTGTCCACTACGTAAGCTCCAATTATAAAACATATCAAAATAATTACGTTGGATCTTCAAAAGGTTTTGTACATCTTCATCCCAGAAATGTTCTATAGCACGAGCTAAAATATGGCCATGAACATGTGAGTGTTTAACCGGATCTTCTTCGTAACCATACATCCAGGGAAAGTTTGCTCCTGTTTCAGGTATTGCTCCAAGATTAGGTACAACACATAAACATCCTGCAGAGGAAGCTTCTATCAAAGTAATACAACTTGTTTCCTCATAGATGCTTGGATAAGCCATAATATGCATTGTCTCTAATGATTTTCTAATTACATCATTTGAAACAGTACCATGATAAATAACACCATCCATCTCACCAGCACGTTTATATATGTGTCTGAATTGTTCATCTAAATGTGGCCTATCATATATCTGAAAACTAGAGTAAATATTTAATTCAGCATTCTTTCCCACGCCAATTTTTTCCCTCATAAATTTCCAAGAGTCCAAAAGAACTTCCAGCCCACGATGAGGTGTAGAAAAATAACACACATTTATCTTGTCACCATCTTTTGGTTTTTCATGCGCAGGAATAGGTTCAATTGCATTTTGAATTACTATACCTTTTTCATAGGGAAATCCTAAATGAGTACGAAATTGATATTGCTGCCAATGACTAACAAAAACAATCCGTTCATAGTTATCCCAATTCTCTTTATCTTTTAAATGTTGAACTTCTGGATCTCCTGCAAGATCATGTATCCAAAGAATTCGTTGTTTATTGGGTTCAAGATTTCTGACTCTAGTACTAATAAATTGAAACTTATCTATCAGCCCCGGTTCACGTTTTTCCATTTGGGCAAATAGCCATTTTCTCATGAGCTCAGTACCACCTATTGCTTTACTAGATACTGCTTCTAATACTTTATCTTCTTCCTCAAAATCAATTTTAAAATCTACAGTATCTTCCGGATTAAGAATTTCTAATTTGTCTGCTGGGGAATCTTTATGTTTAGGGGGATTGCCTTGAGTATTGGGGCTATTATTATCTTGTTGAACAGCTTTAACCATTATATCTCCACGATGTTTAATATTGATATCACTTATTATATATAGGAAAACCACAGGAGAGCCGTAGTGAGAGAGTGGCTTCTAATGTACCTAGCTAAAATCACTAGGCGGAGAGTCGAAGCCCTACGATTACCCCTGTGGTATTTTTAATTTTACTTATATTATATCACGAATTTTCTATTTGTCAATACCTCTCATAATCAAATAATCAAAATTGGTACTAGTATGTCGATTTAATTGAATCACACAATCCTAATTTTTTTGCTTCTTTAGCAGAAAGCCAAACATCGTGCGGAGGTAAAAGATATTTTC